CATTAACATGAAATTGTTAGCACCTTGTGTAATTAAACATCTTTCAGTTAACATGTGTATTTGCATTGCATCAAGTGCAGATGTAGTAGCGCCAACAGAACCAGTAACCCAAGACTTCATTCTTCGGTCATCAGTTTGTGAAGCTCTATATCTTACATGTAAGAAAGGTCTTTTTAGATTCTTTCCTAAGTTTTGATCGTATACAGAAGATACACCAGCTGGAATAATAACCCCACGGATAGCTGCGCTACCTGCTCTGTCATTAATACCACCTCTTGTAGCTTTGTCATTTAAGTATCTAAAGTCAGACTTGTAGAAATCGTAAGATCCACGTCTGAAACCAGAGAAACCTAAGTTTAATGCCATATCTTCAGAGTTGTTGAATACTCCAAAAGAAGTACCACCAGCACCGTAAGAATTCATTGAAGCTAACATATCGTCTATCTTAAGAGAAGTACCTCTGTTTAAGAACATCATGTTTTCTTCAATAGCACCTTGAGTATCTAATTGAGCTAAAGTAAGGTCAAAGTCTAGTAAGTTTTGAGCAGCAGTTCCTAAGAACGCGTTAGACACGTTACCTCTAGTTTCTAATGCATCAAATAAACCTTGTGTACCATCACCAGCAGCACCAGAAAGACCAGTAATTGCTTGTCCAGATTTTTTAGCTTCTAATAATGTCATTTCAACATAGTCAGAGAATCTAGCTCTTGTATCACCAGCAGCTTTTAAGTACCATAGGTAACCGTTTTGTCCTTCTTCACCAGAAATTTCAACCCATCCAATTTGAGAAGTATCAGAACCAGAAACCTGGTAAAAATCTTTCATTATAATTGGCTTGTTGTTAAACGTAGCGAAAGATGGCTCATTAGCAGTTCTTGCAGCAGATCCAGCATAGTTATCACCTTTGTTGAATTCAGAACCTATAACTAATACAGATACGTCAGCAGCATTTGTTCCAGCAGCACCATATACAGCAAGTTCAGTACTTGTTGCAGTATCATATGGCTCAGCAGTTACAACAGCAGCAGCAACAGCAGTAACGTAAGCAGTTACAGTGTTTGCACCAGCAGATGAAGTTATTAATAACATATCACCTTTTCTAATACCGTGGTTAGCACCCATTGCATTACCATCAACGTCAGTACCAATTGTAATTGCGTTTAATGCAGCAGCGTTACCAGCATCAATCGTACAACCTTTGTACGACAAGTGTAATCTACCTTGCTCTGTCCAAATCACTTGGTCAGCAGCCATAGACTCTTCAGCTCCTACTTGTGAAAGGAAACCAGAGATTGTTCTTTGTCCGAACACCTCAGCTTCTTTCTCCATAAGATCTGGTAAATATTGTTGTGCCCAAGTCGCAGTTGTAAAGTCAACATACGCAGATGGTACAACTTGTTTTTTTGCAGCCGGTGTAATATCACCAGCTCCAGGTATACTTATTAATCCCATTTTATCTAATTTTTAAATTTATTATTTATTTTTAATTTTGAACTTTAAACCACTTGAATTTTGACCAAGCACTTTGAACTTAACTCCACCAACTTCTCCACCATCGAATGATTGTCTAGCAGTATTTATATTTTTACTTTTAGCAACCGTATCTTTAATGGCGTCAGCTTTACCTTGTTCATAGAAATGATTGGCAATTGCATCAGCGTTCATAGCCGTAAATAATGATTTATGATAACCCTTCGCATCGGACATTGTATTATTTTTGTCAAGAAACTTTCCTACAAAATTATTTAAGTCACTTTGAGTGTCTCTTACCTCATTAGCATTGTTAACATTAAACCTAAACTTCTTATCCCCGATGTTATATTCAAAACCTTTGAATTTATCGTTAAAAACCTGCTTGGTTTTATCCTGAAAAGCTTCGGTCTGTTGTTTAACAACCCTTTCATTTTCTTGTGATTCGCTTTCGTATCTATTAAAAAAGTCAATTGCTTTCTGTTGCTCACTCGTGAGTTTTGATCCAGCTTTAACTTCTTCATAATACTTAGACTTTAGCCCGTCTAGGTGGCTTTTAGCGTTGGCAACTTGCTCTTTTAACGCTATTTTTTTTCTTTTAATATCTTTCTCATCATCTACTTCTTCGTCATAAGAAAACTCTTCTTCTAATAAAAAGTTTATTTCTTCTGATGTTAGATGAGGTTTAGTTTTTTGATAGTATTCTTCTAAAACTACAGAGTCATCTTCTTCGCTATAGTCTTTATTTAAAGATACGTATTCTTCTAAAGTACCTCCAGTTTCTCTCATAAACTCTACTACCTTTTGTATATTTTCTGGCAGTGGATCACCTGTAGCTTCTGATTCTGCTATAGCTTCTTCTATTTGCTCTTCAGCTTCAGTAACTTCTTCTTGTGTAGAATCTTCAGTTATTTCTTCTAGTACTGATTCGTTTTTCGGTGCTTCTGGTTCCTCTGGTACTTCTTCTTGTTTTTCTGTGGCATTGGCATCTTCATCGACTCCAACCACTCCCTCGTTGTCAGTGTTATCTTCTGCAACTTTAATTGTTTCTGTGGTTTCATTTGCTTCTGGTTCTATTGGTGTTGTTAAATCTATTTTTATTACGCTATCATCTCCAGCGCTTTCAAACTTTGTTTCATCTACAGGTGTTTGTTCTACCTTTTCTTGTGTAGCCTCCTCGGCTACTTTGTTTTCATTTTCTTCCATAATATAATATAATTAGTTACTTGTTAATCCTCCTATGCTTATTCCAGATCCCGCTCCCATAGTATCATTACCTGCAGACTCAAACTTTTTAGGTGTTTGTTCTGCTTTTTTTAACCCATCTTGTAATTTTACTCTTTCGTCTTTACGATCTTCTTTGTAAGCATCACTCTTTGTTGGACCTTGTTCTAGTTCTTTTAGTTTTCTATTTATTTCAAACTCGTGATCCATTAATTGTTTTTTCATTTCAGCTTCTTGCTTCATGAAGGCTAGTTTCATATCATTTTTAGCTGTTTCTAATTCTATGTCTGATTGAACTTTAGCTTGGTTTTTTTGTATCTCACTTTGAGCAGCGGCTTGTTGAGCTTGTTGATTAGCTTCAGATTGTTTTTGTATATTCTCTTGCTGCATTTTCTGATCCCTTTCTAACTTCTTTTTTCTTTTAATTTTCAACATTTGATTAGCCATTTTTAAATTTCTAATCTCACGTAAATCTATAGCATCATCTAAATCAATTAGTTTTTGATTTATAGCCATTTGTATGTTATTTTCTAACATTTGCTTTTCTTCTTCATCAGGCATTAACTCTATAAATATACCAAAGTCATATAGATGTAACTCAGACATTTCAGATAGTGTAGCTACGTTGTGAGCACCTATAGCTTGTATAAACGCCTCCCTTGTTGGTGAGTACTCTATAATATCAGATATTCTTAACGACAACGCCTCAGCTGTTTCTGCTGTTAAAAATAATTGTGAGTTTAATATATGTCTTGTTGCTACATTTGAGTTTGCAGCTGCTAATTTTTGTACACCAACTAAAGAGTTCTTGTCTGGTGTACTAGCGTCTCTAGCTTCGTTTAAACCAGTTACATCTCTTATCATTTGTAAATAATAGTTGTAAGTCTGTATTAAACTTTGCATTTTTTGTCCACCAGATCCATTCGCTATTTGCTGTATAGGCATCTTACCTGGGTTTTGATCTCCTTCAGATGTCATTGATCTACCAATAACAGATCCTGTTTGGAAGAACATATTTAACGCTTCTTGTGGGTTATAATTTGTTCCGTTGCCTAAGTCTATTTCAGCAAGACCATCAGCATCCATGTAAACACCATCTGGAACCATACGTGATAATACTTGTTGTAACTTTAAGTGTGTTAACTGTATCATATCAGCAAAACCAGTAATTCTACTAACTAAAGACTGTATTTTACCATTGTACATTTGCGGCGCAACTAAAGAGTAATTCATTTTAACTTTATTAAAATCACTTTTGTCTCGCATCATGTTTTCTGCTTTCTTCCATTTAAGTAAGAAATCTGTACCTAAAACTATAGCTCCTTCAAATAAACACTCTACAGATCTTTGCA